TAGAATATAAAACACAGGAAACGCTTGATTCTAAAGGCAATAAGGTTATAAGCACGGCGGTGATATATTCTGATGAGCCTATATCTCCGCTTAGTATAGTCTTTGTAAACGGTGCAAGATATACTGCAAAAGCCTGTTCACCGATTACAAATCTGATGGGTCAGCTTGACCATTATGAGATAACATTGTGAGGTGGTAACTATTGCTAAACGGAAGAATATACCAGAAAGTAAATATCTCAAAGGGCTTAATGAGGCTGTCGAAAATATTCAGGAAGCCGTTGACAACTTAGAACATGGTTCGGTTGTTGGTCTTGCAAATGCACTGCTTTATATAGCAACAGAAAGCCAACAGAGAGCACCTGTTGATACAGGCGACCTGCGTGGCAGTGTTGAAGTAAAAATCGACGGAGAACAATATGCACACGGCGAAAAAAGCGGTGGTGTAACTATTACAAGCACACTTCCTGATACAGCGACAAAAGGTGAGGTTTCTTACAATACCAAATATGCCGCCAATCAGCACGAACATACAGAATACGACCACCCGAAAGGCGGTCAAGCTAAGTATCTTGAATCTGTACTTGTTGAAGAAAAGGACAGGATACTCAAGCTTATTGCCGAAGGGATTATAAATGAAATGATGAAATAGATAGGAGAATTTATCGCAGATTTTGTAAACAAGATTTTTAATATGGACTGTGTTGCGGGTATGAGTATGTATCCTGATAAAAGTATAGATATGATACTCTGCGACCTGCCATACGGTGTAACCGACTGCCGATGGGATAGCATTATCCCTTTTGATTTATTATGGAAACAGTATAAACGCATTATCAAAGATAATGGTGCGATAGTGCTGACTGCTTGTCAGCCATTCACAACAAAGTTAATATCAAGCCAACCAAAGCTATTCAGATATTGCTGGTACTGGATTAAAAACCTGTTAAATTGTTTGAATATCTCATAAAAACATATACGAATCCTAATGAACTTGTTCTTGACAATTGTATGGGCAGTGGCACAACAGCTGTTGCGTGTATAAATACAGGAAGAAACTATACAGGCTTTGAGTGGGATGAGGAATATTATGAAGTTATCAAAGACAGACTTGCTAAATTGGGAGGTGGTTAAATGCACTATGCTTTAAGAAATTATCTCTTAAACAACGGTTACACGAATGTTTACTGCGATTTTATGCCAGATGTTTCTAAAGGAATTGAGGTTATAAATCTCTCTAAGTGGGAACATAGTGTCGGTTCTATCAATGATGGTTCTGGTGTGCAGTATATACAAATTCAGGTCAGACGAAGTACTGCACAGGAAGCATACAGGGTATGCTCAGAGCTGTTCCAAAAACTCGATAGTGGCACAGAAGAAAATATTATAAATTTAACAGACGAAAAATTTTGTGTAGCCCGTCCACGCCGAGGAGCGATTATCCTTGAGCGTGGAGAGGGGTATACTACATACTATTGTGAAATTGCTCTATGGGGCGATAACTAAGAAAGGATTTTTATTATGAAGAAATATCTTAAAGGCTTTGCAAATCTTGGATTTTTTGGAATCACTACAAATACATCTGCGGCATATGCTTGCGAGCCTGAGCGTACTCTACTTACCGGTGCAAGCTCTTGTGCTCCAACAGACAATAAGACAGATTTCTCTATTCCAGCAGATGACAGCATATGGGACAGTGGTTCAGACTGGACAGATACAACCCTTGTAATCACCGTTGTTGAGGCTGGACTCGCAAATCTTGCTCAGCTTATCGGTGCTGAATTTGATACGGAACTCAAGGAAAGTACCTTCGATGAACCTAATGAAGTCGCTCTTACATTCTCAGCTCTCCGCAGAGATGGCGGTTACAGACTTTATCGTTACTTCTGCTGCAAGTGTACAGGCTACAAGGTTACACACAATACAAAGGGTACAAATAACGATGCTCAAACCTATGAGCTTACTTTCAAGTGTACTCCGAGAGAAATCGACCATCTTATCCGCTCTACAAAAGATGTTGATAAGGGTACAGCTCTTACATATATCACAAATATGGAGGGTGCATAATGATAGGGCTGTTTCGTAAAGATAAGAGCATATCTATGAGTATACCAAAATCATATACTCTATATGGCGTTACAATTACAAAGCTTCCTATTGCTAAGTATATTGCTGTACTTCGTGAGATTAACGAGCTTCCAATACTTCTCCTTGATGAACTTCTTCCTGATGTTGGCAATCTGATTGATTTGCTTGAAAATCTACAAAGCTTTAACCGTGATACCATATTATCGCTTTGTAGCAGATTGCTGAAAGTCGTTCCTGAGGAATTTTGCAAGATTCTTTCCCAGCTGCTTAATATTTCAGAGGAGCGTCTGCTCGATGTAAATTGCAAAAATCCACTTTCGCTTTCAGAACTCGCCGAGATTATAGAGGCATTCTGGAAAGTGAACGATATGTCGGATTTTTTTATGACCGTGCAGAGTATGAGCAGGAAAGCAACTCCAGCACGGTCGAAAGCGAATACTGGCTTCAGCGATGGCTCGCAATCGCCCAAAGTATCGGAATAAGCAAGACCGAAATGCTCGAAAACTATTATTACGATGAATTTATCGCTATGCTCGATGCCTATAACGATATGCACCGCATTGATTCTGAGAGTGAAAGTGGAAAGGAATATTATGCTGATGATTTTTAGTTAATCTATATCTGTTTCTTCGATTATTCCATTTCTTTTAAGCCGTTCAAGTTCTTCGTTTACAATATTTGAAATATATGAAGTATCAATATCAGATTTTTTCTTTTTATCAATTTTAGGTATTGTTTCATTTACTTTGTCTTTTATTTGATTTGTATCAGATTTAATTTTATTTTGATGTTTTTTTCTCGGACGATAAATATACCCTTTTGATTTTTTATTTTCAAGGTCTGAAATCATATAGTCTATATATGCAATGCTTGATTTGTCAACATGTTCATTACCGAAATAGTCCTTATACTTTTGTCCATAATATGTGCTTGCTTTGAAATTATATAGTAAGTCTAAACCTTTATCAATCATATTTAATTTAACATAAGTTTTAGCTAAATGAACACAAATTAAATCTGATGAAGGCTCAAGTTTATAAGCAATCTTAAAAGCTTCTTCAGCTTCCTTTAATTGAACATCCGCTAATAGTAATAATCCATACTGATAATATGACCATGGATTTGGGTCTTTATCAATGATTTGTTTAGCAATTTCTATTGCTTGAGGGCGAAAAGCCACAGGGAGATTCTTACAAGCCCTTAATGATATTTCAAGGGCTTCTATATCATCAATATTTTGACATAATTCAAGTGCAAATTTGGAAATTTCATTAACACACTTATATATAGGTCTTCCTGCACAAATTTTAATTAAATCTGATTCTATATCTTTTGTTACATTATTTCCTGTGCTCATCCCTAAAGAATCCAGTAAATGTTTAGCACGCTTTACTTGATATTTTTCATATTCGGTCATGTGTAAAATTCCTTTCATGATATATTTTCACTTAGTTTATCAAAAACTTATACATTTTTCAATAAATTACTAATATTTCAGAATAGAGGTGGTTTGGTGGCAGAAGAAATAGATGTAGGTAAAATTGTTGCTGAAATAGTGCTTGAAACAAAGCAAGCTCGTGAAGATGCAGATGAAATTCAAGAACAACTTAAAACTCTTGGAGATAGAGTAACAAAACCTAAAATAAAGCCAGAACTTGATGATATGTCTATTAGCTACTTACAAGGTTCGCTTGAAAGTCTTGGTATATCAGCTGAAAAATCAGCAGATATAATCAAAAATGATTTTAAAGGGCTTATTGACAAAGATACTTTTAATGTTGCAATAGTACAACGATACAGCACAGCTTTAGACGATTTGTCAGAGAAAATAGAAAATTGCGAAACTCAAAAAAGAGCATTTTCTGCAGTTAATGATACAGAAGGCATAGAACGCACAAGTAATGCTATTGAACAGCTAAATCAGATGTATACAAAAACTCAAACTCAGCTTGATAGCTATGTATCGTCTATGTTAAAAGTTGTACAAGCAGAAAATGAAATCAATGATTTATCAGGTGTATCCTTACCAGATGTAGTTACAGAAAAGGTCACTTTAAATGCACAATCATATGCTGATACAATAGATTATATACGAGATGTTTTGAACAATCTTGGAATATCAGGTGAAAAAGCTGAGCAAATTATATCATCTTGTTTTCAAGATGTAGATAACCTTAAAAAATATCAGAATAATCTTGAAGTATTATCAAGTAAAATTGAAATGGCTCAAAAGCAGTATCAAGAACTCGCAAAAGCAAGATTGTTAGCAGAAAAACAAGGTAATACATCAGAAATTGATAAGATGACTGCTGCAATGGACAAGCAAGCCAACACAATCAAGTCGCTTGAAGCTCGCTTTGACAATACTTATACACAAATGGACACTGTTGTCAAAAAGAATGTCAAAAATTATGAAAAACAAACCGAAGCGGTTCAGAAATCAGCAAAAAAACAAGATGAACTTAATAAAAAGTTAGCAAACAATCAAGCAGGTAAAAATTTTGCTGGTGCTATTAATCTTGCTACTACTTCTTTAAGAACATTTAATAGTGTAGTACCTGATGCAGTTAGTGGTATAGGGGAAATTATCACACAGGTCAATGCTGCTAAAATGGCAATGACAATGGGAGCTTCTGCTGCACTTTCTTGGGGAACTGCAATTGTCGCAGGAATTGGTATTGCTGCAAATCTGATTATTAATGTAGTACAGAAAGCAGTTGATGCTGAAAATGAAGCTCGTCAAAAAAGTATTGAAGCACAAAAAAGTACTGCAAAAAATTATATACAGGATATACAAGAAGCAGAAGCTGCATTAGATGAAAAGCGAGCAAGTACAGATGGTGAGATAGGTTTAATCAGGTCGCTTGCAGGTGAATATGAAGAACTGAGAAGTAAAACTAATCTTACCGTAGACGAACAAAAAGAGCTTGATAATATTGCAGGTCAGATTGCACAAACAATGAATACAACAACACAAGCACTTAAAGACCAAAGTGGTGCGTATAAAAGTTTATCAGTTGATGTAGAAAAATATGTTAAGCAATTAAAAATAAAATCTGAAATTGAGAGCACAGAAAATGTTCTTAAAGAAGCATATAAAGTTGAATCAGAAGTATCACAAGAAGATGTCAAAGCGGCTTGGAAAGCATATTATGACGATTACGGAGAAGATCTCTGGCAACAAATAAGGGATACAAGTAAATATCATGATATGGCTCGTGAAGGAAAAGTTTTAGATAAATATAGTGCATTGCGTAACAAAGAACTTGTTGATACTGTTGCTGGCGATTGGAATAAACTAAAAAGTTTGGAAAATACTTACTCTGACTTATTTATTCAGCATGATCAAGCAGTGGGAACAATAGAAAAATATGAAGAAAAATTAAAAAATCTATATAAAGAATTAGATAATTCAGATGACAAAACGGAGGAATACTCTAATACTGTATCAGAATTATATTCTAATATGTCCGACCTTTCTTCCGCTTATAAGACTGTTAGCGAGGGTGGAGAGCTTGATGCAAGTACACTGCAAAGCCTTTGTAAGCAATATCCAGATTTAGCAAACTATATCAGTGAAACAGGCGATTTAACTCTCAAAAACGGCAGAAAAATCAAGGAAGCTTATGAGGAAGAACAGCAGGCACTTATCGACAAACTGACAGCAAAAAAGAAAGAGCTTGAACTTGAAATGGAAAGTTCAAAAGATAAAGTTAAAGTTAAAAAAGACCTTGCTCAGATTAATGCGGAGCTTGAAATCTACAAAAACTTACAGATAGAATCCAGCAAGCAAGAGTTGAGTTGGTCGAATATCTCGAGCGAGGTTAAGAGTCTTGCCTCTGCATATCAAACACTCAACGAGGGCAAACAGCTTGATGTTGATACTATGATTCAGCTAATCGACAAGTATCCTACTGTTGCTACTGCTATGGCTAATGAGGGTAAGCTCGGCAAGGAGCAAGCAAATGTACTTAAGCAACTTTTTGAAGCAAAGAAAAGTGATTATATCCTCACTCAGAAGCGTACAATAGCTAATCTGCAAGCGAGTGCAGATGAAACTAAGGGCGTTATAAATAATATACAATCACAAATAAATGCATATAAAATGCTTGATCAGGTTATGGGTATGTCGGCAATTGCTAACCTTGCAACAAATACTTTGAGTGCTACTCTTGCGGAAAATCAGCAAGAATATAATAAAATTCAGCGAAATATCAAACAGGCTCAGGCTCGTATTAATGCTGTAAAAAATCTTAATGTGAACACTTATGGCAACTCGTCAGGCAGGAGCGGTTCTGACACTAATCAGGCTCTTGCAAACGAGCTTAAAAGGCTTGAACACAAAAAGGCTCTCGGTCAGCTTACTTCAAAGCAGGAATATAACTGGCTTGTCAGGATAAATAACAAGTACAGGAAAAATTCCGATGAACAAATGGACATGGAAAAGCGTTTGTATAATGCCAAGAAACAAATGCAGGCTGATGAGGAAGCTGCTAATACAAAAGCTTTACAGGCAGCATATAAGGGCATTGAGAATAAGAAGTCACTTGGTAAAATGTCATCTCAGCAGGAGCTAAGACAGCTTGAGCAAATAAGGCAAAAATATAAGATGACCGCCGAGGAGCGTATGGAGCTTGAGATTAAAATATACAACCTCAAAAAATCGCTCAAGGACGATGAAATCAGTAGCATAAACACTCTCGCCGACGCCGTTACAGAAGCCCTCAAACAAAAATACGAGGAACAGCGTAAGCTTGAGGAGGACAGAATAAATGAGTCAATCGAAAGCTGGCAGAACTGGGAAGATAAAACTGTTTCTGCTATTCAGGGCGAGATTGATGCACTCGATGAGCTTGCGGATAAGCAGGAGAGCGAAAACAAACGGCAGGAATACGAGAATAAGCGTCAACAAACCGAACTTCAATTAGCCTACGAAAAAGACGATTATAACCGTACACAGCTACAAAAAGAACTTAATCGCCTTGACAAAGAAGAAGCTGAACGACTTGCCGAGCAACAGCGTCAAGCTCAAAAGAAAGTCCTTGAGGGCAGAATTGAGGCTGTCAAGGGACAATCTCAGGCTACTCAGGAACGCTTGAATAAGGAACTTAATAAGCTTGGTGAGAAGTATGAGAAGCTGACGGATTCATTCTCGCTTAAGGCTCAGGCTCAGAAGCTTATCGCAGATAGTACGCAGAAACAGATTGTAAGCTTGATAAAATCCTATGCTTCCGATTATGAGATTGCTGGTAATACTATCGGTGATGCACTCTATAATGGTATGAAAGCTAAAATGGATAATATTTCCGCATATGTTGACAGCATTTTCGGGAAAATTGAGGCTTATCAAAGAAAAATGGCGAATACCGCTAATGCTTCGGCGGATAGGTTCTGGGCAAGCCAAAATTCTCCACAAGCTTCTCAAAAACAGACTGCTTCAAAATCAGTTACAGTACAGCAAACAGTTAATTTCAATCAGCCAGTTGAAAGCCCTGTTGAAACACGCCGTCAGCTTGATAGGACGAATCAGGCTTTAGCAAAACAGATTTCAAGTGGCATTTAATCAATCTATAAACAAGCATTAAAGACTGTTTAAGGTCTTATTTTTTTGCACTTTTTACCTTTAAGGAGGTGTTCAGAAATGCAAAAAATGATTTATGTTCCGCCAAGCGGAAGCTATTCAAATCCATCTACATATGTTTATTTGGCTACAGCAGAGCCTTATATTCTCTCAAGTGTTACAGGCGTAGGTGGTGTGGAGGCAAGTGTTATCTCAAGTACAATTCCGGGTATGGACGGTGCATATATGCAAGGGTTACGCATTGAACCGAGAGAAATTCCCTGCACTGTATATGTTCTTGGAAATGACCGTCAGGATATGTACGCACAGCGGTATGAGCTTATACGCAAACTTACACCAACAAGTAAGCTCGGTTGGCTCTATTATCGCAACGATTACATTCATGTTCGCATACAGGCTGTCCCTCGTTTGCCGCCTGATTTTACCGAACGCATACGCAACTATAATAAAGCGGATATAACATTTTGGTGTCCGTTGCCATATTGGCGAAGTGTATCGAGCAAATCAGAGGAAATCGGTTACATAAAGGGCGAGGGCTTTATGTTTCCATTTTCTTTGCCAATTAAGTTTGCAAGCCTGAAAAGTGAGGTCACAATTGATTATCAAGGCTCTGTTCCTGCTCCTGTTACAATAACTATTTATGGCTCGGCAACTAAGCCAAAGATAAGCAACAAAACAACAGGTCAATACATTGCCGTCGAACAGGCTTTAACAGAAGCACAAAGGCTTGTGATTGTGACAACAAGGGGAAGTAAGAGCGTAAGAATTGCAGAAACAGGCAAAGCTGCAAAGGACGCTTTTCAATATATCGACCCTGCATCGGTCTTTTGGGAACTGCAGCCGGGCGAAAATGTCATAAGCTACGATAGTGGCGATGACAGCCAAAAAACAGCGGTTAAGATAGCCTACAGCGAATTTTATTCGGGGGTGTAGTATGGAAATACCAAGTATTAAGATTCTTTCGCCAAGCCTGCAATTACTAAATGAAATAGATTTGTATACCAGCTTACAGCTTAGCCGTTCGTGGCAGGGTATCGGTTCATTCGAACTTCATTTAATCGGAAATCAGAAAAACATTGCAGTCGGAAATCTGATTATGCTCGGCAATGACGGACACCGTGCAGGTGTTATTCGTTCAATAACAAAAACGGTCGATATAAACGGTATATCGACAACTGTAACAGGTCAGACCTTAGACGGCTATACTGCACAGCGTGTAATAATACCGAGTACAAACTCAAAAAATGGCGGTTATCTTGCTTTGCCAAGTGCGACATCTTCAAGCAAAACGCTTCCTGCGGAAACTATTATAAAGATTTTTGCAGGAGCTTGTCTTGGCTCGGATACTTCCCGACCGTCCTACTATGCACTTGATACAAACCGCAGAACAGATATTCACATAGCTGTAACAAAAGGCAGAGGCTTACAAACCAACTGGCTTGCAAGATATGATGCTCTCAACGAAATCTTGCAGTCTGTTTCCGAATATTGCGACTGTGGCTGGGAAATTTATATTGATTTAAAAAAACGACAGCTGATTTTCGATTATGTTCCTGGTGTTGACAGGTCGGTTAATCAGTCCGACAACAGCAGAGTTATTTTGTCGAGGGATTATGAAAGTATCGACAGTCTTACATACACCTGTGACAAGTCGGGCTACAAGAATCTTGCTTACTGCGGAGGTATCGGAGAGAACTTTGACAGAATATGTCTTGCAGTTACGAATGACGCTTCAACACCAACAGCTTTAAATCGCTTTGAGGTATTTGAGGACTGCGGAAGTCTTGAAATTGCCGAAACAGAAACAGCTATTTCGCTGTCTGCCGAAGGTAAGCACAAACTCAAGGAATATAAGCTGACCGAAACACTCACAGCAGAAATTTCGCAAGGCGGTTCTTTCAGGTATCTTGAGCAGTGGGATTTAGGCGATTTGGTAACCGTAAGCGACAGAGAAATCGGGCTTATGCAAGATTCACGCATTATGGAGGTTTCTGAAAGCTATGAGGCTGACAGCTCAAAAATAACCGTTACACTCGGAACTGCTCCTGAAAGGCTGTCACGGATTATCAAAAAGTTCAAGCCAACAATCAGATAAGGAGGTGATGTTATGGCGGAAAAGTCAAGATTTTTTAACAGTACAACAAGCGATGAAAGATATTATGATGCAGCGGATATGGCAGAAGTATTTCATACATTTTTTGGAAATGGAACGATTGATGGTTTAGAAGTAACTGCAACCTCAAATGGATTATCAGTAAGCCCTGGAATAGCTATTATCAATGGTTATTGGTACAAACTGGATGCAGCTAAAAACCTTGCAGTGTCTACAGGCACTTCTGAACATACAGATACAGTTGTTCTCCGACTTAATCTCAGCAGTGAGGCAAGAAATATTACAGTTGTCTATAAACCAGGCACAACTCTCACAACAAACGGAGATATTTATGAAATAGCTCTTGCACAAGTTACTATTTCTGCAAATTCTACAACCGTAAAATCTATCATAGATAAGCGTGAGTCATCAAAAATTGCAGGCAAAGCTGACATAAGTTCAGCTGAAATTCTTTCAAAGCTTCTTGTTGTAGGTGGTTCAGGCTCTAAACTTGATTCTGACCTGCTTGACGGACAACACGGTTCATATTACAGAAATTATGCAAACCTTAGCAACAAGCCTATTCGCTACGGCACAGCTGAGCCAAGTTCGGCAGTCGGCAATAACGGCGATATTTATATTCAGTACTAAAGGTTGGTGATGATATGGCTGAATTACAGGCAACATATACAATGCCGACAAGCCCTGCGATTAGATTCACTGTATCTGCTGAAACTAAACGCAGTGGCTCAACTGTTTACTATCGTTTTAAAATAAGCACAGCACCGATTTCGGGAGGAAGTTATTTCGGCTATAACCTCAAATGCACTGTCACACTTGCTGGAAAAACTATTGCAAATGGTGTAGCGATTAAAGATGCATCACCTTCACAGTGGTCTTCACCATTGGTAAAGTATCTGCCCTCAAGTACAGGGTGGTATTCGGTGACAGGCGTTACATCAGCACATACCGTTTCAGCAAGTATTAAATTCTACTCATCACAGATTTCTGCGAGCGTGTCAAGCGGAAGCCGCACACTTGCAGTACCCGCAGGCACTGCTCCGAGCAAGGTAAAGACAACTCTTAGTTCAAGTTCGGGTTTAAGCACTCGGACTTTGACTATAAGTGCCTCGTGTTCATGGGGCGACAGCGGAGCAGGAAAGTACACCTATCAACACAGCAGTGACAATATGTCTTGGAAGACAATCTCAACTACAACAGCTAAATCGGTAAGCTTTACACCGTCCGATGGCTACACGAACGGCAGTGTAATATATTTCCGTGTTCGTGCTACAAATTCTCGTGGGCTTACCTCGACAAGTGGCAGTGTCAAATATACTTGTGCATCAGCCCCTGCTGTGCCAAAGAATCTTAAGCTTTTATCTGCCTCAGGCAAGCGTACCGACCCGATAACAATTACCTGGTCAGGAACGACCTCATATTACGAGGTAAGGGTAAGGTATAGCTCTGACGGAGGAAAATCGTGGACATCATGGGCAAAGCTTGACCCTACAACTGCACAAACGAAAACCACTACACCGAGCAATTATACGGCTTTTACGGTTTATGATGCGAGCGGTATATTGAAATACGCCGTCAGGGCAAAAGGGACTTCTGGACTTTATTCCGAATGGTCGGATGAGGTTATTTATACAGTTTTGCCGTCTATAACAACTGATAATCTCAAGCTTAAAGTAGGTGGTGAATGGAAATCCTCAAAAGCTGTTTTCATAAATATAAATGGCGAATGGAAAAAAGCGAAAAATGTATTTGTCAAAGTTGGCGGAACTTGGAAAAATAAAAGTTAAATGGAGGAAATACTATGCAAATACCACATTACGCATTGACTCTCAATGTCAATGCACAAAAAAGCACTAATACAATCATTGCAAAACAGTATGATGACAAATCAAGATATATTGACATCGTCCTTACTGCTGACGGAAAGCCTATTGTTTTGAACAAAGAGCGTGTAACGCTTACGGCATATGATAAAAAAGCAAATAAAACTATTGCTCTTAAAGATTGCTCGATAGTCGATAGCGTTATTGTTGCTGAACTGACAGCGAATATTCTTTCTACAGCAACAACTCTTGAGTGTGAAATTACTATATATGGTACAAGTAAGGAAATTATTACATCTGCGAGATTTAATTGCATTGTTGACGCAAAGCTTTCAACCGAAGTTGTTGAACAAACAGAAGATTTTTCAGCACTTCAAACTGCCCTTGCTGATGTCGCAAGCACAAGCAATCGCATTGATGAGATTAACAGTCGAATACAGCCAATTACGCTTGGTGGCACAGGTGCAACAAAAGCATATGAGGCAACACAAAATATAAAATCACTCTATCTTGGAGCAATTACAACTCTTCCAACAGGTTCTAATCTTGGTGATTACACAACGGACGGAACATATGACATAGGTGCTTCGGTCTCAGCAGATATTAAAAATGCACCTGTTACAGGTAGTACATATAAGCTGATTGTTATGCATATTGTAGCTTCGTCGCTTACACAGCAAATAGCTATTGTGCCAGGCAAGGGAGCTTTATATCTGAGAAACTGTTCAAGCAGTACTTGGAGTAATTGGACGAAAATTACCTCATATACTCCACAAATAGATGAGGTTGGAACATGGATTCCAAGCCTTGATGGGAACGGTACTATTACTGTAAAAAATGCCGACTATGTTTATAATGGCAACACTATAATGATTACGGTTACAATAACGGCAGGAAGTGATATAACGGGTACATCTCTGACAGTTACAGGCTTACCAATTATCGCAAAACGGGCAGTTGCAGCAACAGCATATATAAATGGAAGCAGTGCAAGTGTAGCAAGTATAAATGGTACTGGAATATTAGTTAAGTCTGACTCATCTCTTGCAAGCAAGTCGATAACAGTTACAGGCACATATTTAGTTTAATTTTGGAGGTTTTATTATGGAAATTAAAAATGTTATTACAGTAGATAATCTTACAACATTAAGCGTATCAGTTAAAACTCAGCGTGTACTTATCGAGGATAACGGTACAGAAACTGCTCTCGGTCTGCCTTCACGCAAGGCTTACATAAACGGCGACAACGGAAGAAGCGAGCTTGCAGCAGAAGTTCCTGAACCTTATTTCTCTGCTATTCTTGCCGTTTGGGGAGAAGAGCTTGCTGAAAAATGAGTGATATTATTAATATTGATGATTTATATGGTAATCAGCGTGAAATTGCTGAGGTTATCGGTATTGATAATTACATCAAACTTTCAAAGTATTTTGGTGGTGAAGATTCTTTATATATACAAAAATATTCTGAACTTGTCAAAATATCTCGAAATAATGAAATACGAAAATTGCGTAAGAAAGGATACAGTGCATCAAAACTTGCGAAAATGTATAACTTATCAACAAGATATATCCGTATGATTTGTAAACTTAAGGAGGATTTTTAGATGGATTTTTTAGAATTTGTTAAACCAGAACTAATGATACTTGTACCAGTATTATATTTGATTGGTATAGCACTTAAAAAGTGTATAATACCTGACAAGTATATACCTATTATACTTGGTTGTGCCGGCATTATTTTATCTACAATATACTTGCTGTCTGTTACTCAGATAACATCTGTGCAGGATGTCTGGAATGCAATTTTTGCAGCAATTACACAAGGTATTCTCTGTGCTGGAGCAAGTGTTTATGCAAATCAAATCTATAAGCAAATAAAAAAGGATAATTGATATGACACTATATATTAAGCACAATGGCGAATAGAAAAAACAAAAAATATAAAAGTGAGGTAATTTACAATGACAGACGCAATCAGAAAACAAATTATCAAAGCTCTTGCTTACAACAAGACTAAAGAAGAAATCAAAGAGTGCATGAATGTATCTGATGAAGATATTGACAGCATAACATCTACAGAAATATCTGATGAGCAGAAATATTACAAAGAAATGGGGTATTTGCAGTGAAAGAAAAATTGATTGATGTATCGACTTGGAACGGAAATATCGACTGGGAAAAAGTCTATAAATCAGGCGTAAGATACGCTATGATTCGTTCGAGTTTCGGTGTAGAAAACCCTAATCAAATTGACAATAAGTTTGTACGCAATATCACAAATGCTGTTAGAGCAGGTGTAAAATGCGGTATCTATCATTATAGTTATGCAAAATCTGCTGCTGAGGCAAAGAAAGAGGCTGAATTTTGCTTAAAGACAATAAAAAACTATAAGATAGATTTACCTGTTGCTTTTGACATTGAAGATTCTTCGCAAACGAGTTTAGGCAAAGACGCTCTTACAAACATTGTTATTGCTTTCTGCGACAAGATTAAATCCGCTGGCTATACACCAATGTTATATTGCAACCCAAGTTGGCTTAATAGCTATCTTCATAAAGATAAACTAATTGGTAAATATGACTTGTGGTTAGCTCATTGGGGTGTATCTTCACCTGCTTTTAAATGCACTATCTGGCAATACTCAGACAGTGGCATAGTTTCAGGCATTTCTGGAAATGTAGACCTTAATTATATTTACAAGGAATATATGGTCAAGAAGCCTGTTTCTAAAACTAAGAACGGCGATAAGGTTAAAGTTATCAATAAGACTTCTTTCCTGCGTTCTCAGCCCGTTTTTGACGATATGGGAGGAAGCTCTCGTAAGCTGACAACGCTTAAAATCGGGACTGTATGCGACTTTATTTCTGACAATGGTGATGGTTGGAGCAAAGTTCATGCAAATAATACAACAGGCTATATTCAGAATAGCAGAATCAACGGAACAGGCTTATCCACTTGGAAGAAAGGTACTATCTTAGGTGTACCACTATATAGCAAGCCAAACGACACTAAGCCTTGTGCATATGTCAATAAAGGCAATAAGTTCAATGTTGTATGCTCTATCAAGTCCGGCAAGTATAATGGTTGGTCTGTAATACACTATAACAATCAAGATAAATATATACACACTGATATGCTAAAAATTTAAAAGCTACATAATAATAAAAATAAAATCATAAACCTTACAAATTTAAAAACCGCTCTCAATTTTAATTTTTGAGAGCGGTTTTTTTATTTCATAAATGATTTTTAAATATAGTTTATGCAGTATTTAAACTCGCATAAATATTCAAATTGCTTTTTGCATTTTATTTGCAAATTTTTTGGATTTCATTTGCAAAGCTACACTTCTCCTATTCTGCATCCAGTTCCTAACAAAAATACAAAGAATGGATACCAGTGATAAAAGAACGGATTCTTTGCT